CACACCCCAGTAGATTGTCTTGTTCTCGAATATCTTGAAGTTGGCATAAGTCGGGACCACTGGAATCCGTGAGAATACGGTCTCCTTCTTTTCTTCAAGGAAGTCTTTCGCATCAAAGTACCTACTGCAAACGTAATGCTTCTTGCGCTTCCGGCGCTTGACCTCAGTCACACCAATGGCCGCCAGGTCATCCACTACCTTCTCAAAGTCATCATTGACCTCATGCACCTGACCGTTGGACATCAGCACCAGATCGCGGTCCTGTGACTCCAGATACAGAAACTCACCGACTATCACCACCTCGGCCTTGTCGTAGTAAGCCTCACCGTCCCGGCTGTCATCCACGCTCTCACCAGAGCCCTCGGGCCATCTGGCCTCATATTCATCCTTAGCCATAGGATGCAGCACAAAGGCATACCGGCTGTCTGACTTGTCCTGGTTCTCTGCCGCGGGATCGAACCACACCCGGTCAACGAAGTTGCCGATATGCTCAATCGCTAAGTCTTGGTCAAAGGTATTGTCGCTGACGTACTTCTGGACCACCCGCCAGCCATCCATGCCGCCGATAACCATATTCCGCGCAGCCTGGGCATACACGGTCCTGGCATTAGACATCTGCTCGATGTTGCGGATGATCCCGTCAATGGTGACAGCAATATCTTTGGTGGCGTTCCCACCGGCGGGAGACACGCGGATATCGTAGTCGCTCTGCTCTATCTCAGAGGCTACCTGATCAACGATAGGGTTTACTTGATCAAAGGTATATCTGGGCTTGTCTTCGTTGGAGTTCCACCAGTAGGGCTCCCACTGGCCGTCTCGCTTGTCTAGGAACAAGTGAGCCTCTCGCACCCGCTCCCGGTTGTCTTGATCCGCCATCTGGCACTTGCTCAGAAGATCAATGACATCCTGATGGTTATCATATTCCGCCTTGAATGAGAGATCAGCCTCTGCCGATCCCCGGCTGTCTAGCTCTTTGCCATCATCATATTCTGCCATTCTTCCATCCCGCAAAGTTGATAGTCACTGGCTTCACAGTGCTTACTTTAGGGCTGTGCATCGACATCATAAGAGCATCGCCCATGTTCGGTGAAGGTATCGAGTACGGCTTCTTCGCCATCTCTACCTTGCTAAGAATCTGGATTTTACCACTATTTGCCCGTTTGAGTGGGATTCTGCACACTTCGGAGCGTAATTGTTCAAGGTTGTCAATATCAGATGACAGGCTTATCAGCTCCTCTGGATTGATGTACTGACCCTTCTCAACCGCCCGGTAAGTTGCCTCGAACCTATCCCGCAGCGTCCACCACATCTGGGCTCGCTTGTTAAAGAAGGTCTCCCGGTTGGTCTTAGCCCTCTGACTACCTCCCAGCGTGTACGGCATCTCCGGGTCATACGGTGATTCAGAGCCCTTGAACATATGGTATTCCATCTTCTTGCCGTCCAGAGCCTGATCTACCTGGCGCTTCAAGCTGATCCCCAGACCGTCACAATCCCAGATGAAATGGTCCGCTTGGGCAGCGATCGCTTTATCCAGAGCCCAATCCATGCCCTCATTGGCATCGCCTGTTACTTTTTCACACACATCCAGAATGACGTTCCCATGCCGCAGAGCGTAGCCTTTACTGTCTCCGCCCTCGTCAGAAGGGTCATGAGAAGCCATCAGGAGCCCTTCAGGCTTCCATCCGAGCTTCTTGTGGGCATCCACCGCGGCATCGAACCAATCGGCCTCTATGATGCTGTCCTGCACCGTATCTAGGTGCTTACCTTCCCAGATGTGCTCATACATCGCCCTGGGCAGGTTCTGCCTATCATGCAGCCTCTCCTGCTCCAGTGGGGTCTTCACGAACCACGGGTTATCCTCATAGTTCATGCGGATCACCAAGTGCATATCATCCTCATAGATCCCATCGCGCTCCAGTTGCTTCTCGAACGGCTTGATGAATCTTTCGGAGAATGCGTCAGTGCTAGACCTCGGGTTGCCTGACAGCCATATCTGACTGCCCTGCTCCCGGAGCGTAGGGGTTAGAGCCTTGAGGCTCTCGAAGGATATTGTCTGCGCCTCTTCAATCCAGAACAGATTGAACCCGAACATTGACTTGACCGCCTCCACGTTGCGAGCCAGACCCCTGAATTTGAAGGCTACCTCACCGTTGAAGAGTATCTGGTTGTTCTGGACCTCGAAGGCATCGAGCCCGTAGGACTCTATCTGGGCAGCCAGGAGGCTGTGTACGGAGTCATCTATGGAGTTCTGAAACTCTCGGAAGGCTCCAACCTTCTGCCCGTTGAGAGCTTTCAGGAGGCTCAGGGAGCCGAGCCCGTAGCTCTTGCCGCTTCCCCGGCCACCGTATACAACGACAAAGCGCTGCTTGGCATCCAGGACCGGCAGCAGCTTTGGTGCGATCTGCAGCTTCATTCGATCTCTACGGTAGACTTCCTGATGGCGATAGCCCTGCGCTGAGACTCAGCCCGTTGCTTTGTGTTATGACCGCCGCCATCAATCGCTTTACCGTTATCGTTCTTCGCTATTGTGCCATCGGGCTCCACTAGCCTGTATCGCTTACCTATGCGCTTGATGCTAATCGGCATCGTCTAAGTCTCCTGGTTGTACTACCTCGATGGTTACATGGTAGTCCTTCTCGATCGGCCTACCCTCTGGTCCTGAGATCTCCTGACGGCTCTTCTCTGTCCATCCCATCCTCTGAGACAGCCAGAGCTTCATGCTCGCATGATCGCCCTCCATAGCCTTGTCATATAGCTTCTCAACCATAATGATCCCGGCTCTGGTCAATCCACGCTTGTAACTATCAGAAACGCGCTTATCCCGCTTCATGATTTCCTTTAACGTATTGACGCTAATACAGAAATAGTCAGCGAGCTGCTGCTGCGTTAATGATGGAGCAAGCCTCTCAACCTCGGCGATCTCTTCCTCGGTGAAGACTCTCTCTGGCCTAGCCATAACGCTCTCCGCAGTAATCCGCTCCTGGCGGTATACCAACATAATCATGCCCGGTTGCTTCCCACTCCCATCTCTGGGCGCATAGGCTGTCAACCGCGCAGCCGGGAAGTATTATAGCAAACATCAGCAGTATTCTACGCATATCAGGCACTCCACATATTTAACTGGTTTTCATCAATGTTTTGCTTTTTTACACCATCGGAATACTGCTCCCACGGCACTGACTTAAATATTGCCTTATGGTTGACCCATCTGGTGAATTTCGCCTGATACATATCTTCCTTGTTGTACGGCATAACGAATGGATCGCAACCGTAATCTCTTAGAACCTCTACCCTGTGCAGGTCTTGCTCTGGGGTTGAGTGATATCCAATCAGGACATAGAAAGCCATCTGGTGAGCCTTGAGACCTGCCTCTAAGCAGATATTGATTCCCTTGTGGATCAGCTTCTCATGCCTCGGATCATCCCACGCAAAGTGGACCTGCTTTTTCTTTCCAGACATATTCCTGAACCTGACACTCGCCACAGCTTCAGCCTGATCTGGCTTGATGTTTCGTATATTCAATCCCTGGCTGAAGTTCACCCTCAAGTCCAAGTCTTGAAGCTCTTCAATCCTTTTAGCCCACTCAGGATTTCCAAAGAAATCATTATCTAGCAGCAGAATGAAGTCACTGTCCCTCTGGGTCCATATCTCTGGGATCGTCATCACTCCGTATGGCTTTCCCTCTTTCTCTGGAACAACGCAAAAAGAACACTTTAACCTGCATCCTCTCATGGTGAAGCCGATGTTGTGCGGATAGTTATAGATTGAATAGTCTGGGACCATATCCTCAATTTCTTCAGGCAATTCCTTTTTCATATCGTAACCAGTGCCACCGATCACCATTTTTTCTGGGTTCAGCATTGATCCATCAGAGAAGTTGAATATCTTGCTTGCGTAGATTTTGTCATATTCCGATTGGAATAAAGGAGAGTACATTTCAACGCTATCACCCTGAGACTTATGCCATGCTGATATCTTCATCAGGGCAAGGTTGGGTATTTTGCTGTCAACGTCATAGATGGCAATGCGCATATCAGCTCCTTGACCTGCTGTAGTAGTTCACCCATTGCCTGACGGTAGACTCGGGTATCCCCAGGACAGTGGATATCTCCTTGACGGGCTCTCCGAAGTCGTAATGCTCCATCCTGACAGCCATCACCAGCCAATCCGGGTACTTCTTCCCCTTGCCATGCTTCTCGCCGTATGGCGGACCCATGCGTATATCACTCATCCTCACTACCCCATTCATTGTACTTCGCAAGGTACTTGTTGAAGTACCACTCCATCTTTTTTAAGTCCTCCATTTCGTTCTTATACTTATGCCGGTGAAGGTACTTATGCACGTTTCCGAGCAGGTATCCCCTGAATTCCGCAGTGCTTAACTGTTGCTCAATATAATCAATGCACTCGATACCCTGTATGGCATAGTGATCAGGACTGTTTACTGGATCGTTTTTCATACGAATGCCCTTATGATTTCCGCCGCGACTTGCGGGACAATGGCGTTACCCGCTCCGCGCAGTATGCCCACTCGATTGGGTATCCCATGAGCCAAAGGGAAAACCTCGGGTTCAATTGGGATGGCGCGGACTTTTCCGTCTTTGCATTGCACTGCCTGACAGCGCCCCCAAGTGTTGTGCCATTGGTCTTGCTGTACTGGCCCGCCATCTGAGCGTTGTCCTGAGTTGTCACTGTCGGCCAGAGAGTCGTTGCCTGCGTATTCAGCCCGCCGCTCCGCTTCCCGTCCAGTTCCCTCGTTCCATTGGTGTCCGATGTCGTTGGAGTCAGCCATATTGAGCTTGCCAGCATTGATAACTCGATTGATTTGCCCTTCTTGATCCGATTCTGAACCGCCCCGCTGTCGTAATGACCGCGATTCCGATTGTCGCTCGCGCATGGTGTCGGCCATCCCATCAGTTGCGCCGTCACATCCAGGGTGTCCACACTCCACTGGCCGTTTCTGATCCTGCCCCCCGGATAGCCGCCCTTGTGATCCCTCGCCGATGCTGTCGGCCAAGCCGAGATCGTTGACGCCATCGCTCCGAGTCCGTTCTGATAGTTCTCCCGATACCGATTGCATGCTTTCGATCCGTCCGTGTGCATCGGTGTCGGCCATTTCGCCACATCTTCCATCAGATGAACACAGTGCGCCATCTTGTCGGATCTCCCGCTGTTCACTACGCTCGGAGCCGCCCCATCCTTGCCGTCCCGAGCCGCTGGCGTGGGCCACGATCCAGAGCCTATCCCTTTTGTGGAGAGCGCCGACACCTGAAGCTGGCAGTACCGCCGCTGCGCAGGCGTAGCCTTCAGCTTCCAAGTCTTCTTGAAGGGAATCAAGCCAGCCATGCCTGATAGCGGAGCTAACTTGCTCTCCAAATATGATTGAAGGTCTGCACTCTCTGACGAGATTGAACCAGACGGGCCAGAGATGTCGCTCATCGTCTGTCCCTTT